CTCAACCGCACAGGACTTCTTCACGGGTATAGCTTCAACAGTTGGAGTGATGTTGTCACCTATGACAACGCCTTTATCGAAGAGTGGCTCAGGTCTCCGCAAACATCTCTTTATTACTCATTGCAAGTAATGGGAGACACACAAGATAAGTCGGATGCCTATGCAGCTCTAGATGAAGCAGACATTGATGATTATCTTGCGTCACTTTTTAATGATGAACCTCAATGTGATTGTCAAGAATGAACCCCTATGAAAAATTACTAGCGCGTAAGCGCAAATGGACACCAGTCCAAACAGAAGCTGGTGCAGTGTATGAAGGTGCAGAAGAAACAATCTTCCGTGCCTTAGCACTACGCCACATGGAACTACCCGTTGGAGACTTTATTACAGATGCTTTGGCCACTGATGTACCGCCGCTCGCCCGAGAGTTACTGCTCTCAAATGTACGGGACGAAGAGAATCACGACGTGGCACTCGGTTACATCGCCAATGCTTATGGCGTTGACGTACAAGCTGAAAAAGAAGCCTTGGCGTTACAACAGGCTTGGATTGCGCATCCTGATCACACGATCACAAAAGCGATGGTTGCCGAGCGTGCGATTTTCTTTGTATTACTCCCGTTCTTTAGAGCTACTGGTGACAGTGGTATGCGCACAGTCTCTGCGGATATATCAAGAGACGAACAGATCCATGTCGCATGTAATTCCTTAGTCTGCAAAGAAATGGGATTAGATATATCTCCAAGCCTAGATAAGTTGCGTAAAGCAACTATCAACTGGGTAATGCAACCACTTGCATACCGTAGTGAGGATAGGAAATTGTCGAAAAAATTTTGGCTAGATCAGAGCGACAACCTTATGTATCAGGGCAAGGCACCTGAGCTTTCATTCACCAAAGCAGCGCGTATGCCTGCATTCTTTGAGCACAGCAATGTCAACCTCCCTCAATATGCTTGAAACTGTGGGCATGCAAGCCCGTGGTTTAGCAGCACAACTAGAAGAAAATTATCCACCACTCAATCCGAGTCCAGAAGACTCAATTGAAAAAATTATGTACAGGTCTGGTCAACGCAGTGTCGTTGAGTGGATCATTCAATATATGGAGAATAACTGATGAGCTTAGACATTTCACATGGCAATTGGGGGCCACTATCAAAGCATGTTTTTGGTGGTGCAGATTACGCATTCCATAAGTCACAAGGTATGACTTCCCAAGCACTTCTTAATTGGGTAAACAGTAACATGTCAAAATTCTCTCCAGGGCCAAAGAACCAACCTGGGGGCGGTGGTCTTTATGACCAGATGTCAGCCGATGCTCAAGCGGAGCAGCGAGCACAAGCGCATGCAGATATGCTAGAGCGGCAGAGAATCCAAGACCAAGCAGCACTGGACAAAATTACCAGTAATTATGAGAGGCAGATGAGTGCCCTCAATGCCAACATGGCGGCACAACAACAGCAATATCAAACCAGCTTGAGTGGTATGCAGAACACCATGAAGGAGACTCAAGATGCATTGTTCAAGTCGAATGAGGCACAGCAAGGTATGCAGTTGAAACTTGCTGCCCAAATGAATCCGAATTCAAGGCAGAAAAATACAGGTGTTAAGAGTGCGGCGAAGTCAGGTGTCCAGCAGCAAGCATTAAGGCGTCAAGGTATTGCCGGCAATTTCGGCAGAGAAGGTTTGAGAATTAAAGGAATTAACGTTTAACTAAAATGTCAGCAAGAACTAGGTATGACTATTTAGCAAGCGACCGTTCACAATTTCTAGAGGAAGCACGTCAAGCATCAGAGCTAACCCTTCCATATTTACTTCGTGGTCATGAAGAACACATGACAGGCATGAAACAACTCAAGACTCCTTACCAATCGGTTGGAGCAAAGGGAGTTGTTACCTTGGCAAGCAAACTAATGCTTGCATTGCTGCCTGTTCAAACGAGTTTCTTCAAACTACAACTAGACGAAAGTCAACTCGGTGAGGATATTCCTCCAGAGATGAAATCAGAACTTGATCTTTCATTTGCAAAAATTGAAAGGATTATTCTGGAATCAATCTCTGCTTCTGATGACCGTGTTGCAGTTCACCAAGCACTACTGCATTTGGTAGTTGCTGGTAACGCTTTGGTCTACATGAGTAAGCATGGTCTAAAGGTATACCCTCTGAACCGCTACGTAGTGGAGAGAGATGGTAACGGTCAAGTGATTGAAATAGTTACAAAGGAAAGTATCTCGAAACATCTGATCCAGAACCAACTACCTAAGGAAATTCTGGACAAAAATAATGACGAAGATACAAACAATGAAGACGTAAGTGTCTATACGCATATCAAGCGAGACAACAACAGATTCATTTGGCATCAAGAAGTCAACGATTCTATTCTAAAAGAATCAAAAGGCAAAGCACCTGTTGGAATCAACCCTTGGATTCCATTAAGGTTCAATACTGTGGATGGAGAAGGCTACGGTAGAGGCAGGGTAGGTCAATTTATCGGCGATCTGAAGTCACTTGAAGGACTCTCTCAGGCACTCGTAGAAGGCTCAGCAGCAGCCGCTAAAGTTGTATTTACTGTATCCCCCTCAAGTACAACTAAACCCTCCACACTGGCGCAGGCTGGTAACGGAGCAATCATTCAAGGTAGACCTGATGACATCGGAGTTATCCAAGTTGGTAAGACAGCTGACTTTAGGACTGCTTATGAAATGACATCTCAGTTGGAGCGCAGACTAAGTGATGCGTTCCTTGTGTTAAACATCAGGCAAAGCGAAAGAACTACTGCCGAAGAAGTGAGGATGACTCAGTTTGAGTTGGAATCACAACTAGGAGGATTATTCTCTCTGCTGACTGTTGACTTCCTTGTCCCATATCTAAACAGGAAGCTTAACGATGCACAAAGGAAAGGAGAAATTCCAAAGATTCCAAAGAACATTGTTAAGCCAACGATTGTTGCTGGTATCAATGCACTTGGCAGGGGCCAGGATAGAGAAAGCCTAGGACAGTTCCTACAAATATTAGCTCAGACTCTAGGCCCCGAAGCAATTGCAACTTTCATCAATACAGATGAGGTGATTAAACGTCTTGCTGCTGCACAAGGTATTGATGTACTCAATCTTGTACGTTCAATGCAAGAGGTACAGCAAGAGCAAGCTGCAATGCAACAACAACAGATGCAAATGCAAGAAGCTCAAATGGGCATTGATGCAATGAAGACACCAGCTATGGATCCATCAAAGAATGGTGAAGTAGCAATGATGGAAGCAGCAGTACAAGAACAACAAGAACAACAACCACCAATGCAATAAATAATAAATGGCAGAAGTAATGTCAATGCTCTCCGATGAGAATGGTGGAGAGCTTAATGCAGAAGAACAAGATTCACTGCAGGTTGGAGAACAAATGCAGGAAGCCCAAGACAAGAGGCTTGCTGGTAAATATGAAAATGCAGAACAACTAGAAGCTGCTTACATTGAACTCCAAAAGAAATTAGGCTCCTCTAATTCATCTGAAGAAACCACAGAGGAATCAGAACCAACAGAGGAAAAGCAAGAAGAGACTACAGACTCAAATTTATTTGATCGTCTTTGGGAAGAAGCCCAAGGTGAATTCACTGAAGACACTATTAAAGAACTTGAGAATGCTAGTCAAGCTGATCTGGCAAAGATGTACTTGGACTATCGAGTACAAAATATCAAGCCACAGATCACAGAAGAGATGGCTACTGATTTAAGAGCTTCCGTAGGTGGTGATCAAGCTTACTCAGACATGATGAAGTGGGCTGGTGACAACCTTAAAGAAAACGAAGTCAATATGTATGACGCAGTGATGGATCTTGGAGATCCAAATGCTGCATACTTTGCAATGCAGGCTCTTGCCTTTAAGTATAACGATACAGTTGGTTATGACGGCAAACTCCTACAAGGTAAGGCTGGATCAGAATCAAGCAAAGGTTATAAAAGTCAGGCTGAAGTAGTAGCTGCAATGGCAGACGCACGCTACGACCGTGACCCTGCATATCGCCAAGAAGTGATGCAGAAACTCGAATCATCAAACGTCAATTTTTAATCAAACTACCCTTTTAAAATTATAATGAAAAAAATTATCGCAATTATCTCAGCCGCTGCATTGGGCGCTCCCGCTATGGCTGGTCCTTACGTAAACATCGAAGCTAACTCCGGCTGGTCTGGTACTGACTACGGCGGTACTGCAATCGATAACCACGTTGGTTATGAAGGTGACAACTGGTATATCCAAGGTGGTCCTTCTGTTATCTCCCCTGATGGTGGTGACAGCGAAGTTGAACTGTCCGGCAAAGCTGGTGGTTCTGTGCCCCTGACTGAGAACCTCGGTGCATATGGTGAAGTTTCCTTCATCACTGGTGAAGACAACAACAACTACGGAACAAAGGTCGGTCTGAAGTACAACTTCTGATGAACGACACACAAATCTGGCCTACTGAACCACGTATGTATACCCAAGAAGTAACCGTGACACACAACGAAAAAGCTGAAATGCTGAATGGACGCCTTGCCATGCTTGGTGTTATTGCAGCTATTGGATCTTATGTAACAACTGGACAACTAATCCCTGGAGTATTCTAATGCCTGGAAAAGGATTGTACGCAAACATTCACGCTAAGCGCAAACGCATTGCTGCTGGTAGTGGAGAGAAGATGAGGAAGGCTGGCTCAGCTGGCGCACCAACTGCTGCAAACTTTAAAAGGTCTGCCAAGACTGCAAAGAAAAAAAGCTAAATAGATTTAACGGAGGGTGCAATTCCCTCCCTAGCTATGGACAGCCAAGTCCTTAAAATGGTCTTACTTACCGACGACATGCACATGAACTCTTACATTAATGACAACCTTTTCAACACTTTCACAACGACGTAATTCAAGCTGGGAAGACTTCTGCCAGTGGGTTACATCTACAAACAACCGACTCTATGTGGGCTGGTTTGGAACACTGATGATTCCCTGCCTACTAGCAGCTACCACCTGCTTCATCATTGCATTTATTGCAGCACCTCCCGTTGATATTGACGGCATCCGTGAGCCCGTTGCTGGCTCTCTACTCTATGGAAATAACATCATCTCCGGCGCTGTCGTGCCTAGCAGCAACGCCATCGGTTTGCACCTGTACCCAGTGTGGGAAGCGGGTTCTCTTGACGAATGGCTTTATAACGGCGGACCGTACCAGCTCGTGGTCTTCCACTTTCTGCTCGGTATCTTCTCTTACATGGGACGCGAATGGGAACTTAGTTACAGACTCGGAATGAGGCCCTGGATCTTTGTTGCTTACTCTGCTCCAGTCGCTGCTGCTACCGCAGTTTTCCTTGTCTACCCGCTTGGGCAGGGTAGTTTTTCAGACGGCATGCCTCTTGGCATTTCCGGTACGTTTAACTTCATGCTCGTCTTTCAGGCTGAACATAATATTCTTATGCATCCTTTCCACATGTTGGGTGTTGCCGGCGTATTTGGTGGGGCTTTGTTCTCAGCTATGCATGGCAGCTTGGTTACATCTTCCTTGGTCCGCGAGACTTCAGAAGAGATGTCACAGAATTATGGATATAAGTTTGGACAAGAAGAAGAGACTTACAACATTGTTGCAGCACACGGTTACTTTGGGAGACTTATCTTTCAGTATGCGTCTTTTAATAATAGCCGTAGTCTTCACTTCTTCCTCGCTGCTTGGCCCGTCGTGGGCATTTGGTTCACTGCCCTTGGTGTTTCTACTATGGCATTTAACCTAAATGGTCTTAACTTTAACCAGTCTATCCTGACTAATAATGGTCAGGTTGTAAACACATGGGCAGATGTTCTCAACCGTGCAAACCTTGGCTTTGAAGTTATGCACGAAAGGAATGCTCATAACTTCCCGCTTGATCTTGCAGCAAACAACATTGTTCCTGTTGCACT